GTCATATTCTTAAACAAAAGGATATTCTCTAGACCTTCAGGTGTAGTATCTTTCTTGTAACGCCTTGGGGCTTTTCGTGCGCCTACACAAGCTAACTGCAACGCAGATATTTTATCCCAGTGGTGACGTTCTCTGCGTTTACCCGGTTTACCGGAGTGTAGCATCTCAGACGCAATCGATTGCTCGACACGCTTATCTTCTTTGTAGGAGCCCAGTTGGTCTACGGTGTCCTCGTCAAACAGAATCAACTCGTCCTTCAAAGCGTCTTGAAGGTACGAAAGCATCATAGAGATTGATTTTGTTGTGGCGGCAATACCGGGCTTATAGGCTTTTTCGTAGTAGAGATTTGGGTAGCCAGCATCTTCAAGTAGAGCCAAAGTAGCAACACCGACACCGTTACTCTCAACGACCACCGTTGCATTTTGGTATTTACATCCGACCTCGTAGATCTTCTTAGCGAACGTAACTGGGTCAGTGTTACCTCCGAAGACTGCGACTTGGGTCCATTCTCCATCGTACACCTTCAGCACTTGAAACGACGCATGGTCACGAGCAGCATAACCCGCCGGGTCAACTCCCATAACGTACACTGCACCGGGCTCAGGCTGCTCGTACTCCATGTACGGCTCTTCCCACGGAATCAGCGTGCCTTCTTGATGGCGCTTTAGAATAGTAGAGTGGAACACCGAGCCCGTGGATGCGACCCAACAACTGATGTCGTCAAACGGGTAGTATACGCGGAACAGGTCAGGGTTACGCCGAATCTGAGCATCTGTCTCAATCATCAAACGACGAAACGCTAGGTTCTCTTTCTTCAGCCCAAGATGTCCATACTTCTCAAGTAAACGAATCTCTTCGTTTTCTAAAGGGGTATTCTTCGGCCACGCACGGGCGTTTAGTTTCCCGTCCCAAAAAGGAAAAAATCCGTAAACCCAACGTCCAAGCCCCATCTTGGCGTCTCTACAGTGATCACGCCACCATTCTGTTGATGGCTCGATGATGGGTGCCGGGGTAGATTCTAGGAGGATCAACGAGTGGTCACGGTTAATCATCGATGGATAAATCATCGAGAACTGATGACCCGCGTTTCTCCAATAAGGAAGCTCAGAACCATGGAAACTATCGGGTGATTGACCAATACCTACTGCACCAGATTCTCCAGACAGCACGCGCATTTTCCCGCCGTGCTGAAAAGTCAACTGTCTTACCTCGCGGTTCGGGACCGTCTTCGCACGGACAGGTTCTGGCCACCTGCTATGCGTTAAGTGGATACGACGGTGCAGGTATTCTGCACGATCCCGGTTGTCTGCAATACAAACATGATCATGTCCGGGTGTATACGCCGAGCGGACATACCCACATAGTTCGGCAGTTAGGCTCTTCCCGCCCTGTCGGTAACCAAGCACAGTCAGCCATCTGGTCTGTCCAAGTTGAGTTTTTGGTGGTTCCGAGTAATACGAAACTACCGTCTCCTGAAGACGATCCGTAATCGCAAACGGGTCGAACGGCAGTTCGTTACCTGTTTTCTGGTCGATGATCTTAGCGTAAGCCCGTAAGCTAATAGACGGATCGCACAACGCAGCTAAGGCTTCGTCTTCGTTGAGTAGAGTCATTCAGTCATAGAGGGGCCGAGAGTGGATGCGGGGTCCTGTTTGCCTTTACGTTTGGCCTCTTCTTTTTCAAACGCACGTTTAGCTACAAGTTCCCTAAAAGCACGAAAGTTACCACCTACTTTGTCCCGCTCTGGGTCGGGAAACACCTCTTCGTCAAACTCCACAAACCCGTCAGGACGGGTGACTGTGCGGGACAACTCGTTCGGATACTGACGTGAAGACGTTTCAGGCGTCGGGGCCTCCTCGGTATCTTCAATCTGTTGCATTGTATCTTTGATTTGTTCTAGATTAAACGCCCGCTCCTCGTCGGTTGCTTCTGGCATAACAGATTCAAAAGGCCCCATGTCGGCAAGTATTTCTTCCCTTTCCTCCATCTTCTCTAGCTTACGCGCACGCTCACCCTCGGGGGAAAAATCGTAACCATCGTCACCAAGCATGTCAGCAAGAACATCCATAGGAAACTCATCAAGACGAGCCTGCATTTCTCCAGACTCATCGTTTTTTGCTAGCTCTTGAGCACGCTCTAAGTTCCCAACTGCGGCGGCTTCATCCCCAATAGTCCACTCAAAGTTTGGGCCGGAGCCTTCTGGACGCATATCTTGATTTTCATCCAGCCACGCCTGAAGGTCACCCTCAAAAACATGAGTAGGGCCTTGTTCGTCAAGCGTAGGTACTAAAGTATCTGCCATCTTACCACTTCACTTTATCGGCCCAGTAGGCAGCACTAAGTTTACCCTTAGCGATGTTCTTACCATGCCGTGCCTTGAAGCTAGCACGTTTCTTTCGCATCTTATCGCCCTCACCCTTTTTTCGGTCGCCTGCCGTCTTAGCCCCTTGCTCGCCAAAGCGAATGAGTTTGATAGTGTCACCCTCTTTGGCCAGCACGATGTGGGATTTCTTAGGGTGCTTAGGTGTGCGCTTAGGTTTGTTGTAGCCAGAAAGACCATGCTTCTTCATAAGCATGGCACCTCGTGCTGCGTTTCGTCGCTTCTTGGTAGATACTGCCATCGTTACCTCTTCTTGCCTTTGTGAAGTCCGTGTTTGGCGTACTGTTTCCCACTCGCAGTAGCTTTAGATTTTTTGCGGGAAGCAGCAGCTAGTTTGCTGCGGCCTTTTGATGTAGACTTAAGAGCGGCAATGGCTCGTTTTGGTAGGTATACCCCTTTTCCTTTAGGCAACTCGGCTCCCCGAAGACTTAGACTTCTTCTTCCCACCTGAGTAGTCCCAATCTTGTCGGGTCCATTTGGCTAGTTTGTTACCTTTACCTTTTTTACCCGAATATGTACCACCCATATCTTTGTAGTACTTAACGGCAAGCTGCATAGCGCGGGCGGAATGCTTACCACCCATCTTTGCCTTAGCTTTCGATTTGGCTGCGGCCCATTTTTTTGGATCTCGTTTTGTCGCTACTTTAGCCATTAGAACAGGAAGGGGTGGTTAGGAGCGTCGTCAAGTAGTTTCCCTGTATCAAAATCAGTAAAGTAATTATGACGGAAGTCGTCGGCAGACATGTTTTGGTGTGCGCCTTCTACCTCATAGAAACCGGGAGTTTCTCGGTATTTTTTGCCCTGTTCCGCTAACTGCTTCCTAACCTCATGGTAGCGTTGAACTATAGGATGGTCGGGATTCGCCCGTAGGTTCCCCCTAAGCTGACCGGCTTGACCTCGATCGCCCCTACTCATCGGGGGCATGTCGTAATCCATGCGGAGAGTGTTGTGATCTGCATCATGTATCGTCTTTTTCAAGCCATTAAGTTCACCCAAGATTTGATCAAACAGGTGCCGTTCTCGTATCGCGGGGTCAAGCTTTGTAAGCTGCTCTTTAGTGAACCTAGTCAGTGCCTTGGCACCTGCCTTCATCTCCCGCGCTGGAAATCCAGTAAGGCCCATAGCTGCCATAGCGCCAGTGCCAACTCCGGGGGACTCGGCAAACTCACGCGCCTCAGCAGTGTTGTCTAAAAGCTCACCAGCCATACCCGCATCTTCCATGGAGACGCCCGCAGTGCCGCCGTAGCCCTGTCGTGGATTGTCGCGAATATGCTGCATAACTTTTTTAGCTACATTTTTTGCCATGTCCCTAAAAGCAGGAGGCTTTTTAGGTTCATCACTGTCTACAGCTATATCTTTTTCTTCTTCGTCAGCCATGTTTAGCTCCTTAAGACTACCTATTGTTGCCGCGATTCTTCTTCTTAGAAACCGCAACGAGGTTAGAGGGGTCGTTGTTCCGAGGGTTACGGTCCTTGTGGTGAACGTCTTGGCCCTTACTAACAAGTCCTTTACTTTCCATATAGTGACGGGCGGCGTTGTTGCCTGCACGCTTGATCTTCTGTTCACGAGTAGCACCGTATTTACCATCGTAAATAGCTTTGTTTCTTTTAGCTTCTTCAGATACTGGAAAGTTACTTGCCATTCTTGGCCTCCAAGACCACAGGCTCGGCTTCTACGATTTCCTCTGCGTTGAAGTAATCACCACGCAGTTTCTTCGTCTCGCGTTTCACCTGAACCAACGCAGTTACAATATCCGTATATGCGTCTTGTGGCGAGCCCTCGACGGAGTTCTTGGTAGCTAGGATGGTAAAGTTCAGTTCGTGCCACGCCCGAAGCTCTTGAGCCACGATAGGAGTAATACGACCTTCCATAAGAGCGGCCATGATGGTACACCCAAAAGAAACCAAATCATCATATTCCTTAATCGGATGTTCTTTGATGAACTCCGCAATCTCTTTTCGTTTGTCCTTTGGGACCAGCATAAGCCATGCGGAGTAATCTGCGCCCGGTGAGGGCGCTGCACGGCTAGGTCGGTTCTGAGGTCCACGAGTATTACGAGCCATTCTTTTCTCCAGTTCGGTAGATGCGACAACCCTTTGTAAGTCTCATACGCTTTGGGGAGCCGTAAATCAAGTAAGAATAATAAGGGGCGGACTGGACTAGCTTTGCAGAGAACGTATGGTCCGCCAAAAATGGATTGGACTGGAGCGCAGCCAAAAACTTCATCCGGGTCCGCATTGGTATGCGCGTCACAAATGCAGGAAACACAGCCTTCCTAAAATCCGTCGCTGTCGCCCAGAGCATGTACTGGGGAACCTCTTGGATGTTTTCAATGCCCATATACATCATACGCTTAATCTCTCGTTCTGATGTATCGTAGGCTTTGGCTGTCATACTGATGGGCACTCCCATACAGTAAAGTAACAGCGTCAGGTGCTGACGGAAAGCCCGTTCGCTGCGGGCGTACTTCCGGTTCATATCTACGTTAGCAAACTCATGGGGCGATGGTATCAGTCGATGTCGAAACGCCGGGAGAACGGATTGTGGCCACTCCAACGGCGAGACAAGACACGCATCTGACTTTACCCACTCTAGGAGTCCCGGTGTACGCTCTAGCCAAGCTACTGGCCCTGACGAGGTATTGACCCAAGCGTCAGAGTGCCAGTAGAAAGGTCGCTTTCGGTGATACAAGATCGCGCCGTACAATGCTTCCCAACTGTTAGATTGCGTAAACTTCTCTGTAGGAAACGTTTTGAGGGCTAACATGTAGGGGCAGTGTAGCTTTCGAGCCAGTGTGATTTTAAGACGTTTTAGTTCAGCCACTTAGCCCCCTAAAGGTAACGACGTTACCCGCTGACTCACTAGGTCGGATGCTGATACCGTTCCACGCACGGACAACACGACCTCCCATACGGGAAGAACTCAGCTTAAAGTTACGTTCTTTGAGCTGTCGGTTGAACAGGCGATAGTTCTGGGGCTTCTGCTTTAGCTCATCACACCACTCTGTGTAGCGCAGGTACAAATCCTTCTGAGGGACCTTAGCCTCTTCGTCCACAAGACATACTTCCTCCATGAAGTCAGCCAACACGTCCATCTCTTCTCGGTACTCTCCCGTAGCCAGCATGACTTTCTCCGTGGGGTTCAGCCCGTCTGCCTGCCACGCCATACACCCACGAACCAAGTGGGCCAAGATACCGGGGGATTCTTCCTTCAGTTTGTCTAGGAAGAAAGGGTCTTTTTTATGTTTCGGGATTTGCCGGTTCCAAGGGATACGGAGTACGCGCCGCCAAATGCCTTCGTCATTGCCCTTGATGATCGGACGGTGGTTTGCTGCAATACAAAGTTTGTGCGTCGGCATGAACTGGTAGAAGTCCTGACGCATACGTCGAGCACGAACAGGGTCACTACCCGTCAACTGTTTGATGAGCGCCTCAGCGAAAGGCTTGCCCTTCTCGACCTCTGAGTTGGCCACGAAGCGCGTCCCTTCGAGGTCAGCCACCTCAGTGGGGTGGGACTCACCTTGCTTCGCTAGGAGGAGGCCGGGAGCGCCCTGAATGGCATACTCTCCAAGTAGGTGCATGATCATAAGCAACGCAGTTGTCTTACCATTGCTTCCTGTGCCTTCCATGAACAGCAATACCTGTTCAGTGACGAGCCCGGAGAGACAGTACCCAAAGAACCGATGGATAAAATCAACAACCTCTTGGTCCTCTTCCATTGCGTATGACAAGAACTCGTCCCACAAAGGACACTTGGCATCGGGATCGTAGTTTACAGGGCTAACTTTGGTAATGTAGTCTGTCCTGTCATGGTTACTCAGCTTACCCGTGCGTAGGTCGATTGTGCCGTTTGCAACGTTAAAAAGCCACGGGTCCGCATCCATCCTATGTGACAATAAACTCATCTCGATTTCAGTTGACGCTAAACTAATCATTGAGTTAATGGCTCGTGAGCTTTCACTACGAAGCGCATGTCGGCGAATAGCCGACCTTTGAGCTTTACCCGGAGCAGCAGCAGCCTCAGCAAAGATTGTAGACACAACTGCCTTCGCTCTCCGATTGACCTCGCCGTCCATATCCCTTTCCCAGTGTGAGTCTCTAAAGATGTACCAAGACCCGTGAGTCGGGCAGTATAGGAGTTCATTTTGCCACATTCGTACCAACCGCTTCGTGTTTCCCAAGTCCGTGAGGTTCGGGGAATCCATCGTAGAAGCAGCTACCGGAGTCACACGCCCGTCGAACTTTTCACCGGCCAACTCTTGCAGTTTATCCCACCCAACATGCTTGCCCTCATCGTCTTTTGGGTGTCCGTTACAGTTCTTATGAAGGCATCCGGCTGCGATGCCGCCATCGTTGAACTGCAAAACATAGGCACTGCGATCCAAGTGTGATTCGTCCCATGGGCAGACATCGAAGGTCCAGCGGCGTCCTTTTCCGGGCCAGTCCTCTGGACCTTTTAGTTGCGGAAAGTGTTTAGCCAGATATGTGTCTAACTTGTCGAACACCGCTGCGACTTGAGCAAAGTTGACGTCCCCCTCTGCTTTCTCGTCGCCGGTGGCGGTAAGTCCTTCTAGCTGCTGCACTGAAACTGGTGTCAGAACTTCTGGAAAACTAAGCAAACGCGCCTTTCTATGCGGCCTTTCGTTGGTATTCGGTCCTTTGCACGGGGTCGTGCCGTATACCTTCCAGATGCGCGAAGGGTTGAAGACCAGTCGGTCTACCTTAGCCCGTGGCGTGTCGAACTTGGACGCGAGGTGCTCCAAAAACTCCCTAACTAGTTTTGTAGTTACCCCTTCGATTTCGTACATCAGGTGAAATCCGTTGCCGGACTCCGCAAAGACGGGCTCGGGGAAGCCTTGTTCGGTCAGGTAGTCACGAACGGCGTACACAACGTCGGATGCCGCAAACCTCTCGTCCTGTGTGGCCGATACTCCAGTGGGACGTTCGGGGTCAATGTCGATAAGAAGCCACTTTTGACGGGCAATATCAGAGTCTGTCGCTGATTTACCTTTGGAACCGATTACTAACGTATTTAAGTTCTTAGTCTTCTTACTCTCGGTGATTGGGTTCGGGGTGAAGTAGACGCCCTTAGCCCCTCGGCTTGATAATGCTGCTGCCGCTCGTGCCATCATGTAGGGATCGTCGAAGAACCCACTGAGTGTTCGTTTGATTCCGTCACTCGCCGGTACGCCTAGCGCCCGAAGCTCTACGATCTGACCCTCGCCCAACAGTTTCTCAAAGGCAGAGTAGATCTCACTCTCAATCTCGGTCATCATAGACTCCTATACTAGTGATGTGGGGGTGTATCCATCTGGATATACTGAACATTCGCGCAGCATCCGGTCTAATGCAGATTGACGCACCCGTATCTGTCCTCCTACTCTAATGGCACCCAAGTCGCCACGTTTCACCATCCTCTGAACTGTGCGATCACTCACACTGAGGAACTTAGCTATTTGTTTAACACTCAACATGGTGTCTTCCATGCGTTCACCTCCCTTTCGGCGTCATATAGTAACACATGCGGCAGACACGTCAAGCATGTCAAGCCCAACTATATGCGTGCGGCCCGGTCCAGATTTGTAGTGCGAACGTAACTACTGTTTGTCAACACGAGAGTGCAGGTTCTAACTGCAAAAGCCCTGTTTGTAGACGATGTAGACGATTTTTTCCCTATTATAAGCTCTAGCGGAGGTGTTTTACTGTTATTAAGAAGTCGTTTCTTATTAAATAGTGTGTACGCTCGTTAACCGGAAAAAACAGTTACATCGTCTACAACGACTACAAAATACTTATTCTCTAGGGTCTAACTACGTTATTTTGTAGACGATTTTTTGAAAATATCGTCTACAAACAGTTACAAATGGCATTTTTCGTCTACACCGGCGTTTAACCTGCCTTTTCGGCAAATAATGCCTCGGGCTTACGAAAAACCCTCGTCATGTTGAGCGGGCATACCAAAAACGGATCTTCAAACCAAAGGGGGGATGC